CACCGGCGTCGGTGTAGAGGAAGAAGTTGTAGATGGAGTTGGCGGGCACCGAGACATTGACGGTGCGCGCCGTCTGCGCGGGCGCAGAGACGACAGTTGCGGCCATTGGGGTTCCTTACGGCAGGACTTTGCGGATTTCGAGGTAGGAGATCGTCACGAAGTTGGAACCTGCGGTTCCCGCGTTGACGTTCGCCTGGATGCGGTTGTTGAACGAGCCGGCCGCGTTCGTGGTCACCTGGATAACGAAGGTGCCGGACGTGGTGAACGACGCGGTCTGACCGAGGTGGGCGTTGGTGTCGCCGTACAGTTGCCAGCGGAACGAACCGCTCGCGCCGACCGTCTGCGTCCAGGTGATCTCGTAGGTGACGTTGTCTTCGGTATCGAGCGTGTGGACCAGCGATCCAGCGTCGGTGCCGTTGAAGTGCAGGCCGGTGCCGTCCTGGACAGCGATGCCGGCCAGGCCGCCCGTCCACGATCCGTCGGTGATCGACGGCGCGATGTTCGGTCCGCGGTTCGCAGGTGCCAGCAACGCCGCCGGCATGGGATCGTCGATTGCCTCGGCAATCCGCCCAGCGATGCGCCGGGCGATGCTTGGCATCTTCATCAGTAGTGCCCCAGGTGTTCCGCTACGACGTCTGCGGGATCGGGAAGATCCGGGAGGGAACCCTTTAGGTCATCCCGGAGCTTCTGTCCGCGACCCGGCGAGTCGACGCCGTTGTCCTTCAGGAACTTCGCGACCTGTGCGAGGAGCGCAGGAGGGACTTCCTGCGGCTCCAGCTTTCCGGTCTCGGGGTTGTGGTACTCGGTGTACCGCTTGACCTGCCCCATCAGCGTCGCCGCTTGGAGCGCGTGCAGTTCATCGAGCATGTCCGAGGACGCGCGCCGTTCATTTGCCATCGCGTGCTACCTCGTGGTTGAGTCGCTCGTTCAACACGGCGACGTTGCGGTTGGTTTCGTCGAGCTTGGCCGACAGTTCGTGCATCTCGGCGCGGTCCTGCTCCAATGCGACGATGCGTTGGTCCTGGACGGCGTTGGCGGAAGCGGAATGGATGATTGCCGTCCCGCCTCCGATCGTTGCCGCCGCAGCGACGGACAGCCCGAGCTTCACGACCAGACTCGCCAGGGTCACGTCAGAGGTCTTCATCAGGGCGTCCAGGTCGTGTTGACGAGGTTGTTCTTGACGAACGTGTTGGTGTTGCCGGTGTTGGTGATGCCCGACGTGTTGAACACGTTGTTGTCGAGGACCAGGCACTTGTCCGAGCCGGTGACGCTGATGGTCTCGGCCTGGTTGCCGTTGACGCTCACCGCCGCCGCGCTCGCCACGACGATCGAGGTCTGACCCGAGCCCGTGTTGACGACGCGGTTGCCGTTGACGAGCGCGCCGCCACCACCGAACAGCGTGATGCCAGGACCAGAAGCGGTCGTGTCGATCACGTTCCCGGAGATGACACCGGAGCCGCAGTAGTTGACCTTGATGCCGGCGCCCGACTTCGCCTGGTTGCCGAGGCGGATCACGTTGCCGGTGATCGAGTAGTTGCGGACTTGCTCCGTCAGCGCGGAGTTGCCGAACAGGTAGATCGCATGGCCGTCTCCCGCCGCCGCGCCGGTGTAGCTCGTGGCACCGCATTGGAAGATTTCGTTGTTCGCGATCGTCAGGCCGCCTGCCAACGTGGTCGCATCGCCCCGCGCGCGGATCGCGTGGAGGCCCTGGTAGAACACGTTGTTCGAGATGACCGACGCTTCCCAGTTCTCGGCGCGGACGCCGCAGAAGTAGGGCTGCGTGAACATATTGCCGATGACCATGATCGACGTGTGCGTCAGGCCCGAGACCGACGTGTGAGAGCCGACGCCGGAGCCGCAGAGCTTGAACGTGTTGCCGATGATGCGGATGTTCGAGCACGTCGTGTTGTCGTACGGACCCACGCCCCAGTACGCGGAGCCGAAGGCGCCGTCGATCTGGATGGCTTCCATCGTGTCGTCGAGCTGCTCCGCGCCGCCCTCGAAGGTGCAGCCTTCGACAAGGACGTTGGCGCAGGCGTTGAACTCGATGTGGTGGTTCGCCGCCGAGCCCTTCGAGTAGACGTGGTGGATGCGAATCCGCTGCGAATGGACGAAGCCCATCGGCTGCGCGGGGCCGGCGTACGTCGGGTAGTTCGCGTCCCAGGTGCCGCCGTAGATGCGGATGTTCTCGTTCGCGGTGTAGCCGCCGACGGAACCATTCGAGTCGTTGGACAGCATCACGGCGATCGACGCCGAGCCGCGCTTGACGGTGGCGCCGTGCGCGATGATCGTGGTGTTGCTGGCGATGCGGAGCGCGGTGCCCGTGCCGTAGCGCACAGTGGCGAGACGGTAGGTCTTGCCGCGGGTCAGCAGCAGGGTCTTGCCGGCGGACGCAACGAGCGCCAGGTCCATTGCCACGCTGTCGTCGGTCGTGCCGTCGCCGACTGCGCCGAAGTGCTCGGGACGGACAACGCGCCGGAGTTCGTCGCGGACGTTCTGCGTGACCGCGGTGCCGTCCGGTTGCGCCCAGGCCACCAGATAGGCGCCCTTGGTTCCGAGATTGGATGCCAGGTCGCCGCGGATGTATTGATCGGCGCCGGTGATGCCGGCCTGCTCGATCATGTCGTGGATCTCGTCCACGTCGACGATCTCGACGTCGTGACGGTCTTCGACTTCCTGGATGCGATAGAGGGCCTGGAGGCTATCGGCCTGGAGGTCCTCTTCAGTGAGAGTTGCGCCGGCCGTGTAGGTGGTGACCGGGGCAGTTGGGGATGCACGGTAGATCAGGATCGAGGCGCCGACCGCGGCTGGAAGCCGGATCGCTGCGCTCGTTTCCCAGGTGTACGCCGACGTGGGCACGTCAGATCCGTTGACCTGGACCTTGACGTGCGACTTGTCGAGGTACGCGAACGGCACGGCATACAGACCATTCGAGGTCGTCGCCGTGTAGGGGACGCGGGTCGTCATTTCAGTTGGGGGCCTTCAGTAAAGGGAAGGCCCCCGAAGGGGCCTTTAGTTCTGCGGGTGGTCGTTGAACAACCAATCGAGGTGCTGCGGGTCGGGATCGCTGTCCGCGGGCGGGAGGTTCGCGTTGATCGCTGCGAACGGCAGATCGGCGCCGATGACGTTTCCGTACGGAGCCAGCCGTCGCCACGCCTTCAGGTCCTTCTGGTCGAACTGCTTGTCCCCGCGGGTGATCGCTTGTGCCGTGCCGGCGACTGCGGTCATGAAGTTGCGGCCGAGCGAGTACGTCGGGTTGCCTGTGACCAGGTCCGAGCCGAGCCCGCTGTTGCGGACGTCGAACGAGCGAGTGCCCGTGGTTTCGTATTGCACGGTGTCCCACAGGCCAGGCAGCAGCGAGGCGTAGGTCGAGTTGGCGATCGACGCAGCGGCGAGCCGGTGCAGGCCCAGGTTGCGATCCTTGTACTTCTGGATCTCTTCCGGGGATTCACCGCCGGCTTCCTTCAGCCCGATCGCGACCATGTGGCGAGCCTGGTAGGCCATCGCCGCGAGCGCCATCGAGACCACGAGCCGGGTGCCCTCCTCCGCGTCCGCGTGTGCGATTCCGTAGAGGAGCTGCTTCGAGTACGACACGAGCGCGAAGCGCCGGAACTGCGTCAGGATCTTTCCCCAGTTGGAGTGCATCCAGACAGTCGTGTCGCCGAGATCCTCTTCCTGCACCATGCGGCGAGCCTCACGGCTGACGGCATGGAGCATTGCTTCGCGCGCGTCGACGTCAGTCCACGCACCGTAGTTGAGGATCTTCACCTTGCCGCCAAAGTCACCATCGGCCCACTCGGTGTGAGCCTTCAGTTGCTTCGCGATGCGGCCCTTCATGGCGTCCGTGAGCCCGAGCTGCAACGCCCGGTGCTCCGCGATGCGCCCGCCTTCGAGCACGTCCTTGATTAGCCGCTGCACGATCACACGACCGACGAGCCGTTGCGAGAACGACGTCATCCAGCCGAGACCGGAGGCCATCTGCACGCCGCGGCCGGCGACCCGGAGGCCGTGTTCGAGATGCCCGAGGGCACCTTCGAGGCCGTCCTGGTCGAGCGGATCGAACGCGGAGAAGACCTGGTTGTTGTGCAGGTCCGTGCCGAGTCCTACCCACTCCTCCTGCTCGCGGTAGAAGTCGATGTCGATCTTCCCGTCGGGGGTGCGCTTGGCCGTGCCAAACACTTCGGGGAAGTAGTGCATCGTTTCGCGGATGTAGCCCGATTGCAGCAGTCCGGCGAGATCAGGGAACTGTGCCCAGCCGGACTGGCCCATCGTGGTCGTGAAGTTCCAGTCGCGCGCCGCGCGCCCGAGACGGGTGAGCGTGGTCGCCTTCTGGATCGGCTGGCCGGTGACGAGTTGGTAGGCCACTTCCGCGGTGTCGCGGACGCGCTCCAGCTCCTTCAGGTCACCCTCCAATGCCGCTTCGACTGCCTCGATGCGGTCCTCGAAGTCCCCGCGGGACTTGATGCCGATCTTCGCCAGGCCGATGTGACCGGCCATCGTGCGGTTGTAGCGTCCGAACAGGTGCTCGACGTTGTTCTCGAAGACGTCCTGGAGGGACACCTCGATGTCGTCGTTGCGTCCGGCCTTGATTGCCTCCTGGTCCTTGAAGCGCATCCGATGGGTTTCGTCGAACTGGACGCGGTGCTTGGCGTTGCGGAAGGAACCTTCCTGTTGCCGATCGCGCGCCGCGTTCAACGCCGCCATCTGGTCGACGACGAAGTCACGCTCGTCGCGTCCCAGGCCGGCGTCTTCGAGGAAGCGCCGCAGGAACCCGACGTCATCCCAACGCATCCCCTGGAGGAGCCCGATGTCGGACCCCACGCGCAGTTCCTTCATGCGCTTCAGGTACGCCTTGGCGATCGACGCCGCGACCTTCTCGGGGATCTCGGGACGCGCGACTTGGATCGAGCGGGAGATCAGCGTCCGCATGTTCTCGGAGCCGATCCGGTGCTCGATCTCGTACAGCTTGTCGAAGTCGAACACGCGCGGGAGGTAGTGCGGGTTCGGGTCCAGCTCCTCGAAGCCTTTGACGCCGGCTTCCTGGGCCTGCTTGCGGAAGTCCTCGAAGATCGAGGTGATCTTCTTCGCCGCCGCAGCGACCGCGGGGTCAGCATCAGCCGCCTCTTGGCGGATCTGCCGGCCGACGGCCTGCATGAACACCTCGCGCGGGCCGCGCTGCTGGCGACCGACCAGGCCAACGCCGGTGCGTTCCGCCCAGTCCGTGTACGCGGGGGTGACCGCGGAGTAGAACTTGGCGGCCATGCGTTGCCGGAGGATCTGTGCGATCTCCGAAGCGCCAGCCGAGGTAGGCGAACCGTCACGGGTGCCGATCGAGTTGCCTACGATCGGGCCCAGGTTGTCGCGGACGACGGGGTTGTCGGACCCGCGGAGCACCATGCCGATCGTGGCGAAGGGACCGCGGCGCATCATCATGGCGTTCGCGATCCGACCGCGGAGGCCCTGGCCGCCCATCTGCCCGACGTGCGGGAGACCGGACTCGGTCTCGGTGTCGATGTGGGGATGGACGCCTTCGTAGAAGCCGGTGAAGCGCGCGCCGGACAGCGTGTCCTTGCCGAACAGATCCGCAGCTTCCGCCGCGGTGCTCCGATCGAGCGCCTGCACGCCTTCCTGGCGCATCTTCTCCAGCCCCGCGATCTGGCCTTCCAGATCCGCGCGACGGCGCGCGACGGCGTCCGTGGCGGTCTTCAGGTTCCCGCGGGCGTACGACAGCATCGCTTCGGACTGCTGCGCCAGGCGTTGCTCGCGCGTGGCGAAGGTGGTGCGGGTGGGCTCGTCCAGGATCGCCATCGGATCGCCGGAGCGGATCGCAGAGCGCGCCTCGTCGGCGGCCTTGACTTGCCCGGCGGTGCGCGAGACGTGGTCGGCGTGGAGCTTCTCGGCGGCTTGCAGGCGGCTGGAGGCTTTCGCCATCTCCGCCAGGGTGGCCTTCGAGGTGTCGCCCTTCTCGATCCGATCCCGCAGGACTTCGACCCGATCGCGCGCCTTGTCGGCGCGGCTGGCGAGCTGCGTGCGTAGAGCCTCGGCGTTGGCGCCGCGCTCCAGGAGCGGCCCGAGCGCCTCGCGGCGATCGCGGACGGCGCGTGCGAGCCCCTGGGCGTGTTGGTCCCGGAGGTTCTGGATGTGGCCTTCGAGGGCCTTCAGTTCACCTTGGGCCTTCTCGACGTCGTTGTTGGCGTGCAGCCATTTCAGCTTGTGCTCCAGCACGGCACGCTTGGTCTCGATCTGGTGGTCCAGCTCGGCCAGCTTCAGGGACTCGCGCTCGCGCAGGTAGGCGCTGCGGATGTCCCCAAGTTCCCTGCCGTGGAACACGCGGGACGCTGTGGCGCCCAGCAGGCCACCGGTGAGGCCAGCGAAGGCCACGTCCCAGCCGTCGCGGGTCAGGTTGCCCTGGTCCAGGAACGACTGGATGGCGGCGTTCTCAGCACCGGCGACGACGAAGGACTGGGCCATGTGCTTGCCCACGCTTCCGCGTGCAGCGGTCCCGAGCGCCTCGACGGCGACACGGGCCTCAGCCAGGCGGCCGGCGGCGGTCGCGGCCTTGGCTGCTTCAGCCAGGCGCGCGGCCTTTGTGAGGGTCCCAAGGCCACCTGTGGCGAAACCAATGGCGAGCCCGAGGGGATCTGCCATGTCGACGGCGAAGCGTCCTGCGACGCCCCAGCCGCCGTAGCGGGCGAGTTCCTCTTCGGCCTGGAGCTGATGGCGCGTCCGCATCGCGAGGAGCTGGAGGTGCGCCATCGAGACCGCGGAGCCGAGCTTGGGCTGGAGTTCCTCCGGGATGCCCTCGGTGATCTTCGCCCAGTCCTTCGCCGGGATGGCCCCGATGTCGAAGTTCGGGTCGACGGAATAGCCTGAGTCCTCGAACATGCGCGAGGCCGCGCCGACCGACCAATCCAGGCCGACCACGTTCGAGAAGAAGTTGCCGCGCGTGTCCTCGTGGGAACGATCGACGGTCGGCAGCTCCGGCAGCAGCTCCTCCAGCGGAGCCGACTCTTCTACGCCTGCCGATGCGCGGAAGGGGCTATTGCCACTGGAGGTCGAGGGGTGGAGACCGGACCACCGATCGGCGCGCGCGGGGCCGGCGTTGTACGCGGCCAGGGCGAGATCGGGGCGACCGGGGTAGCGCGCGATCATGGCGCGCAGGTAGTCCTTACCGACGCGCTCCCGCTCCGCGTCCGAGTCATCCTTGGCCGGCGTGACGCCGAAGCCTGGATCTCGGAGCGTGGTCGGCATCGTTTGCATGGTCCCCACGGCACCCACCTTCGAGACCGCGCGCGGATTGCCGCCGGACTCTTGGTGCATGACGTGGGGGACCAGCGCATCGAACAGCGCGTTCTCTTCGCGTGGCAGTTTCCCGGCTCGGCCCAGGATGGTGCGGACGTAGTTGTCCGTCTCGGCGATCGGGAATCCAGCCATTAAAGTCCTCGGGTGGTCATCATTGGGGGCTTGTATTCGCGGGAGTGGCGACGCGCCGATTCGGCGTTGTGCTGCACTTCCGCCGCCTTGCCTTGCGGCGTGGCGTTCGGGTTAGCCCGGTAGAAGGTCTGCAACAGACCGGTCAGGTTGAAGCGCGTGTCGGTAAGCTCGACGCCGCCCATGCGGGTGACCTCGAACTCCAGTTGCGACCCGAGCCCATACACCGGCCGGACTTCCAGCGGTTCGTCCGCCGGAATGCCGCGCGCCTTCGCGAGCGCCGGGAGCCGTTCGACATACCAATCGAGCGCCTCGGTCGCCACACGGGCACCAGCAGCGCCACCAGGGATCACCGAGTTGGGCACCACGGCCCACTTCCCGTCGATCTTGATGGGCGTGTGGGTCTGCGCGATGCGGTCCTTCGCGAACGTCTCCGCCTCGGTCAGCGACAGGCCCTTCGACAGTCCCGTTGCGGTGAGCTGTTCGAGCTTCGCGGTGATCTGCGGGCCATTGAGGGTGGACAGCGAGTTGACGTGAGCGTCCCCGAAGTAGTTCAGGAAGCCGCCGCCGGTGTCGAAGATGACGCCGTCCTTGCGGAGCTTGGACTGACGCATCTGGTCCTGGACGTACGCCGAGGTGTCCTTGTCGCCCATCGTGCGGATCGCGTCGGCGACGCCATCAGGCTTCTCGCCGGCATTGACCGCGGACAGAGCCTTCTCGTAGATCAGCGCCGCGTCGTCGGTGACGTACATGCCGGCCAGGCCCCGCTCCTTCAGGATGCGGTAGGACTGGAGCCGAGCGGTGACGTCGCCAGGAGCGAACTGATTGACCGAGGACATCGTGTCCTTCAGCGGCCGATACGGAACGCCTTCCTGCGCGGAGAGCTTGGCGATCGTGCCGACGAGGTCGGGGTTCTTCGCCATCTCGACGCCGCCGAGCTGTTGAAGCTCTGCGCCGCCGCCGACCAGGATGCGCTGATACCAGGCATCCGCCGCGTCCTTCATTTTGTCTTCGGAGTAGTCGTTGACGGCAGGACGCACGTCGGCCCAGCGGCCCATGACGTTGCGCGCGTCGTCGTACTTGCCCAGCTCGGCGGCCTTCGCCGCAGCCGCGGCACGCTTGATGTCCGACTGCTGGATGTATTGCGCGGCCACCGGAGGCGTCATCGTGTCGCCCGGCTTGGTGCCGACTTTGTAACCCTTCGCCGCCAGCGTCTCCATCGTGATCGGGACGTTGTTGGCGAGATCCTGGTCGAGGTCGACGTACGCCTGGTATTGCTCCCCGGCGTACTTCTCTTCGTAGAACTTGTCGTGCAGCCGCTCGGCGTTCGCTTCGGACTGCAACAGGATGCCGCGGTACTTCGGCGAGTAGAGCGGACCCGGCAGCTTCGCGCCGTCGGGACCGGTGACTTGCGCCGGGATCAGGTCGCGGAACTTCAGGTAGTCCTCGCCGCGCGCTGCGGCATCTTCCATGCCCTGCGCGACGACGCCGACCAGCAGCTCGTTCGCGTGCGAGGCGTCGCCCGTCTGCGAGTAGAGCCGGTGGAAGTGTTGATCCCAGGAGAGACCGCCGGTGCGCTGAAGTTCAACTGTGGCGTCCTGGAGGACAGCGTCCTGCGCCGCCTGCGCGTGCGCTTCGAGCTGCTGCTTCTGGATGTTCGCCGCGGCGGTCTGGATGAACGTCTGATACCGCTCGCCGATGATCTGGCGTGCGCGAGGATCGGTGACCAGCGAGCCCAGCTCGCCCTTCATCCAGTTGTCGACCGTCGCGATCTGTTCGTCGATCGGCAGCGAATGATCGAGATCATCCGTCGCGCGCTGCGACACCTTCTGCTCGGCGGCCTGGTACTGCTCCAGCGTCAGCGTCTCGAACGCGCCGCGCGCGTACTCGCTGTGATGCTTGGCGTACGCGGTGTCAGCCTTGCCGATCTGTTCGTCGGCCTTGCCTTGCTTGTAGTCCTGCTCGTGCCGCGCCTCGACGTTCTTGCCGACGACGAAGTTCGCCAGGCCGAGCGCCTGGGCCAGGCCGGCGAGCGGCGAGGTCTCGGGGCCCGGCGTGCGGACGTCGAGCTGTTGCGGCGTGAGGAGTTCCGGCTGCGGCTGTTCGCCGACCGAGACAGGCACGCGGCGCACGGGGCGAGTCTGGTAAGGACGTGCCATTGAGCCTCCTGGTTAGCCTGGACCGGCTTGGTTGCCGAGGTACATTTTTCCGCCGGATGCGGAGTACGCCTGGAGCCCTGCCCCAGCCATATCCATCCCCATGCCGAGGTTCGTCTTCGAGGTCAGCGCGGCGAGGTTCGAGTTGAACTGCGTGCGGCGCGCTTCCTGGAGCTGCTTCTCGTTGTGCATGATTAGGCCGGCGTCGATGCTCTGGTTGATCTCCGACGTCTGGAGCATCGCGAGGAACGAGTTGGAGCCCAGGTTGATGCCCGACTCCGACGCGGCCACGCGAGCGGCAGCGCGTTCACGGCGCGCGGCACGCGCACGCTCGTCGATCTGCTGGCCCTGTTGGTCGTGGATCTGGTCCTCGCGGACCTTGTTCGCCTCGCGCATGGCGCGCTCTTGGCGATGGTTCGAGATCGTCTGCGAACGATCGGCCGCGTACATGCCGACAATGGCAACCGCGGCGTAGATGATGGAGCCAGCGTCACACACGGGCGGGCTCCTTTGCGATGTTGAAGCGGATGAAGGGAAGACGTTGGATGCCGAAGAACGGCTGCACTTCGGAGAGCGCGAAGCCGATCCAGGCGAGCCACTGGATGCTGGAGGTGTTGCGGGCGTCGACCCAGTTCTCCAGGACGGGGAACAGTTCGAGCATCTCGGCCAGGTACTTCTTGCTTCGACGCACGAAGAACACCTTGTGCTTGTCCATCCCCTTCGCGCCCAGGAGCCAGGGAATCCCGACTCCAGGGCGACCTGGGTATGGCGCGGCGCCGAACATCGCCATCACCCGGCCCTTGTGGAGCCAGGTGTAGGCCACCGGAGACGTACCGACGGCCACCGCAAGGGAACCTTCGGGGTCACTTCCGGTTGCCGCGGCGATCTCCTGGAGGTCGGCCTTGCGGAGACGAGGCACGAGTTGTTCGATGTGCTCGTATGTCGCAGGGACGATCTGGTTCATGCGCGTGCTCGGTTGGTGTAGAAGCCTTCCCACTCCGCGGCGTTGATGCAGCAGCCGAGGTGCGAGTCGTTGACGAGGGTGATCTCCGCTTCGGCCGCGTTCGCTTGCACGCCGAACGTGACCTTCTCCGTGACGAACGCCGGGTCGTCGATGATTCCCCGGCCGTCAATTCCAAGGCGCGTCGAGGGGAACTCGTGGACGAACAGCGGGTCGGTGCCGGCGCCGTACGGGCGGATCTCCGCACGCAGGTACGCGGTGTCGGTGAGCTGGAGCGAGAAGGTCTTTAGCTGGAGCCGGCCGGTATGCACAGGTTCCCCGCGGGAGTTCTGCGGGTACTGCCGCGAGAAGATCGCGCGCATCGAGTAGATGAAGCCGGCGGCCGCGGGCTCGGGGTGCGAGCCGGCGAGCGAGAACGTCGAGGGGGACGTCCAGGTCAGCTTGTTGCCTGCGCCGTCGTGCGCCTTGCCGTTGTTGAGGATCTGCGTCAGCTCGGTCAGCTCGTTGCCGGACTCGTCGGTCAGGACGTTGCCGGCCTCGTCGACGAGGTGCTGCGAGTCGTTGACGTTGCCGAGGACGATGCGGAACTTGGCCTTCACGTTGTCGGCCACGTCGTACGGCAGCGTGTAGAAGGTCCGGTTGACCGTGCGGTCGTAGACGCCGGTGAGCTTCACCCGTCGATCGAGGTACACCTGAAACGGGAGCGCGGCAGCGCCAGAGCCGTAGAACAGCGAGATCCGCTCCAGGTACGTTCCATCAGCGCGATCGACCAGGAGGTAGAGGTACTCGCCCTGGACCGACGCGGTGAGGATCGCGGCGCCGGCTTCGAGCGACCAGAAGTTCCAGGCGGACTGCGCCTTCTCCGTTTCGCTCTGCCAGTAGAACTGATAGACGTGGATGTGGTTCGGTTGTCCATCCGAGAGGACGCACACGGTGTCGTGGTCGGGGGACGCAACGACGGTGTGGAGACTCTTCGGGAGGTAGCGCGGAACGTGCGAGGAGACGTCGGCCGCATCGTGCGTGTCGGTGTCGCTCGTGACGTAGTATTCGCGGAGCTGTCCCCAGCCATTGCCCTGCGACGGGAAGTAGACGTCAGAGCCGGCCTTCGCCGGACGCACGCCGGGGATCGAGGGGTACTCGGTCGCGACTTCGAGCGACACGGTGCCGGCGGAGAACACTTGCTCGTGTTCGAGCTTGAACTGCGTCTGGTCCGAGAAGAGCATCGTGGAGCCCTGGAAGGGCACCGCGAACTCCATCTTCGTGACCTTCGTCTCCGACGCGGCCACGTCCACGACTTCGTCGGGGAGGTAGTCGACCACGGTGAGCCGGTAGAAGTTGCCGAAGTCACCCGCGCGCGAGAGCACCACGTTCTCGTCCACGCAGAAGCCGAGTCGGTTCCGGTAGAAGAAGACGTCGTTGATGGTGCGGCCGACGAACGTCGGGTTCGGGTTGGTGGCTTCGTCGCCGACGCGGCGCGCGGCCCAGGCGAACGGACCAAAGACGAACGTGCCGTCGCCTTGGCGAATCAGCGCGTGCGGCATGGTCGAAGCGTCGACCAGGTTGCGGAGACCAGGCTGGACGGTTTCGTTCCAGACGGAGCCACTCCAGACGACGTAGTACGACTGGAAGTTGCTCTGGTCCGTGCCGGTGATTTTGTAGACGTCGCCGACGGCCTGCCCCGTCTCGGGGAGATCCTGAAGGGTCTGTTTGGTGCCCTTGTAGTGGCCTGCGAGGGACGGCACGATTAGCGGAGCGGGCTGCGGATTCGACGACGACGTCGTGCCACCACCGTCGTACGGAGGCGGCGGAGGAGTGTCGTCCGGGAGGAACCCACCGGCGCCCAGGTGCTCGTCACCATCCGGCGCCAGGACCGGGCCCAAGGAGGGCGCGGTGCCATAGCTGGCGGGCCGATTGAGCCACCAATAGTCGTCCGAAGGGGGATCGAGGTCCGCACCGACGCCGAGCATCGCGACCTTCTTCGTCTTGTTGACGATGAAGGTGTAGTCGGCAACGGTGACCGCGGTGAACGCATAGCGTCCCTGCGCGGTGGTCGGCAGCGACAGGTAGCCGAAGCCGAGCGGCGCGGTGACTGTCTTCTCGTTGCCGGCCATGTCGAAGACACGGACGCGGCTGCGGTTGATGACGACCTGATACCGCTCGTTGATGTCGCGGTTGATCGTGTGCATGTGCGCGCGACCGAAGCGATCGTTCGAGATTTTCGCGACGTGCTCGACGGGGCTGCGCTTGCGGATGCCGTCGACAACCGACGACGTGACGTTTTCCTGCCACTCCCACTGGGACGGGCTGCGTACCGGGGGCGGCTGCTGCGACACGCCGTTGAACAGCGACGCGATCTGGCGAGTCACCAGCATGGGTTATCTCCGATAGCGAAGGGTGCCCGACGCGGTCCAGGAGACCAGGGCGTTGTCGCTCACCACGTTCGACTTGACGGAGCGCAGGTGCTCGCGCATCAGCTCGGTTTGAGCCTCGTCTTCCATCTCGCGGGTGAACTTGTAGAGGAGGTCGGAGCCGATCGCTCCGATCTGGAACTCCCGCCCTGCGCGGCGGCCGATGTATTGGCGCGCGGTGTGCGGAAGATCATCGAATGGGAAGAGCCACACGATCTCGCCCGTGACCTGGAAGCCAGGATCGAAGGTCGACGTGTGCTTGTCGGCGTCGTAAAGCCGGCCGCCGCGCTGCACGAGGTTTCCGTAGCGGGGATCGACCTGGAACTTCAGGACACCTTCGGGCAGCAGAATTGCGCCCGTGCTGTCCGCTTGCAGCGGATAGCAGTATTCGCGGTTGAACCACCAGCCGCGGCTTTGGACTTCGCGCGTGGTAGCCATCAGCGCGTTCTTCGCGCTCTCGGCATCCACACTGGCCGACGCCGTCAGCGAGTTGACTGCGCCCTGGCCGATCGACGCGAGCATCAGATTCACCGCTTCGAGCGCGGTGAGGGGCGCCACCGGCAAGGTAGGAGTCGTCATGGGGATTTCCGAAGATGAAAAAAAGGGACCAGAGGGAAGTCCTCTGGTCCCGTACGGGTTGCGCCGGCTGCGTGCCACGAGGGCAGAGACAGCAACGGCGCGTACTGCTTGGTGACCGATTAGGTCAGCGCGATTTCAACCGCGCACTTGGAGCGCATCGGACCCGCGGAGGCGGCCATCTTCGCGACCATCAGGGTGCCCTGACGACGGATGTCCCACTGGGTTTCCATCTGGACGCCCAGGAGGTTGAGGCGAGCCGCGGCGGCTTCCGTCCAGACGATACCGACCGGACGCGTGGCGCCGGAGAGGTCAGCCTGGTACTTGGCCGGGAACGCGGCCGGCAGACCGTACTTCAGGTCGCCCGGCTTACCGACGAGGCCGTCGGCGTTCGTGCCAGCGTTGTAGGTCGTGACGTCCTTGCCGAACAGCAGGGCGTTGGACTTCATCACGCTCACGCCGGAGACGCTCGACAGCACGTTCTTCTGGACCGAACCCTGGCCCTGGAAGTCGCGGTTGATGTTCAGGTTGTCCTGCGCCATCAGATACCACTGGGCAGGCAGCACAGCACCGTGGACGGTCATGGTGTCGACGGGGACATCCTTCTCGTCCATGATCTGCACAGCGCGACCCATCGCGTGCCACAGGTCAGCGCCCGAGGTCAGGAAGTTCGCACCGGCAGCGATGTCGGTCTGGATGACTTTGCCGCCGCCACCGTCACCGGTGAACAGCTCGCCGGCACGCGCGGCCTTCAGGATCGACATCGACGTGATGCGATCGTCGATCAGCGCGAGCGCGTATCCGAGTTCCTGGGCGTACGGACCGCGAACGTCGTAGTGGTTCTTCAGTTCGTCGATCAGCGCCACGAACGCATCGGCGATCAGGAGATCGTCGACCGCCAGGGTCAGCTCGGTGTGGGGGATGTTCTGGCCCAGGATTTCAGCACCGGGGGTGTGGTACTGACCGGCAGCGCGATACACGGCCGGGAAGCGGGCGGAACGACCCTCGGTGATGGTGCGGGTACGCACCGTATCGCGGAACTTGACGGCAGCTTCGTACGCGGTGAGGACTTCACCACCGAAGACGTCGAGGAACAGCGCATCGGTCGCACCGGCCAGGTTTACCTGACCAACGCGAGACGGGTTGGAGTTTGCCATTGCGGCAGGAATCCTTTAGTGAGGTTGGACACGGGGTTTGTGCCCGTCCGACTCGTGCCTTCCTTTCAGACGAAGTTGTCCGCCGTAACGGGCTTCTCGTACTCGTGGGATGGAATCGTTCGGAGCTTTGTGCTCGGCTTCCCAGCCGAGACACGGATATGACGCGGGCGGCGATCACGCCCGACTCGCAGCGTTAAGACGGCTGCTGGCGCCGGCCCTTGGGCGATCGCAGATCGGCGGAGGAGGGGACGCCGATCAGAACTCTGCTGTCTGGATCATCTGGAGCTGCAACGAGCCCAGGTTGTCGACGAGCGTTTCGTCGCGCGAGAGGCGTTCCCGCCCCGCGTACCAGAACAGCATGTGGAAGTATTCGTGCCAGAAGGTTTGCATCTGGACCGACTTCGGGAACTGTTTACCAGCCCGACTCACATAGATCGCGTTCCCCTCGAAGTGCGTAAGGCCACGCGGCGGTTCGTCACCAAGTTCCGTACCGGTGCGCTTGCACGCAGCACGCATCTCGTCGTCGTTGACGACGTGGACGGTGATCCGCTGCGCACCCAGGCTGAACGCCTTGGGGATGCGCTTCATGCGTTACTGCATCAGTTCGATCCCCGCAGCGCGAGCCGCGGCGATCTTCGAGGCCACCTTCGCGCGGAACGCGGGGTCCTTGGCGTACTTCGGGTCGCGCATGTCGGCGACCATCTCGGCCTTGCTGGCGTAGGCGTCGCCCGTTGCGCGAGCGCCACCTTTGGTGACGTCCTTGCCGGACTTGCCGCTGGCGAGCTGATAGCGCGCGGTGAGACCGCGGACGGCGTTCGAGGCCACCGCAGGGTCATTGGAGTAGACGTCGCGATCGTACGCGGCGATCTCGGCCGGGGTGTAGGTGCCCTTCGCCCACTCGATCATCGCCTTGTAGTTCTCTTCGCCGCCAGCTTCGTTGTGGATCTTCTGCGCGTGCAGTTGACCGAGAGCCTGGAGACCAGCGATGAACGTGTCGACGTCTTCGCGGGACAGCCCGATCTTCTCGGCCGGTACGTAGTCCGCGTCAGTCAGCTCGGCGCCGGAGACGATCTTTGCTGTCAGCGACTCGCGATACTTGGTGAACTCCGCGGCGGTGCCTTCGGCGGCGGCCTTCTCTTCAGGCGTGCGCTCGTCCGGCTGCTCTTCAGCGGGTTTGGCCTTCGCCTTTTCCAGCTCGGCGTAGGACTTCGCCATCTCTTCGACGCGCACTTCGCCCTTCTCCGCATCCCAAAACTTCTCCGGGATGTGGTCGGGCCGCTGCGGCTTGTCGTCAACGGCATTGTCGTCGTCATGCACGTCGCCACCGGCTTGCGCTCGGTAGGCGGCGGCAAGTCGGGCATCCCGCTCTTCAGGGGTTTCCTGCGGAGCGGCTTCGCCCGGCTTCACTTCATCAGTCATGTATGCCCCTCCTCGGGGTTCTTACTTGTTGGGGTTGGCGTTCTTCATCACGCCCGCGACTGCGGGAGCGGTGCCCTTTTCCATCAGCGTGTTCGCGACCTGGGCCTTCATCTGCTCTGCCCGTTCCTGCGCGATCTGCGCGGCCGACTTGACGACGCTCGAAGCGTCCTCGACACCCCAGCCCAGGAGAATCCGGGTGGCGATGTCGGTGGGCTGAAGGATCTGGATGACGCCTTCGTTGCCGAAGATGCCGACGAGATCCTGGATCGCGCCACGCAGCTTGTTCAGCGAGTGGTTGCGGCCGAGGGCCTGGAAGCCGGTCACGACGACCGGAGACACCGCGTCCTTGGGAAGACGGGGGATGTCCCCTGCCCTCTCCTCGACGGCCAGCAGCCGGCGAATGAAGGGCATCTGCTCTTCCTGCGCGAGGACCGTGTAGACGCCACCAAGGGTGTCTTCGAGTTCCTGCGCGATGTCGCGCACTTCCTCTGCGGTCACACGCTCGGCGTCGCGGATCATTCCCGAGCGAATCAGGAACGCGCGCGACAGGCGCTCTTCGAGGCGAGAGATCGCCACTTCGACGACCTTGAAGTCGGCGTACTTGTCGAGCGTGAAGGCGTGGATGTCTTCCTCGCGTCCGGCGACAGCGTCACCAGAGCGGGCCTTGTTGACGTCTTCGACGTTCGTCTGCGAACCAGGGGCCACCAGCAGGATCACCTTGGCGGCGATCGCGGCGTACTCGACGTTCGACTGCGAGAGTCCTTCGAGGGACTGAAGGTCACCGAGGTATTCCTCGCAATGACCGCGGCCGTAGTCCGAAGTCGGCACGGCTTTCCAGCGCAGGGGATTCCAGGGCGCCACGTCTTCAGGCGTATCGCCTTCCGACTCGGGAACCTTGGTGTCGTTGATCTCCTGATGCCAGCGGCAACGCTTGTCTTCCCAGGTGACCCAGGTGAAGACTTCGGCGGCCTTTGCGTCGGGCTTGATGCCGCACGCGGTGATGGTCTCTTCGTCGAGATCCCGTACGGGGACGGTCTCTTTGATGACGACGTCCATCGGCTTGCCGGCGGCGCTGCGACGCACGACGTATTGGTCGAGCCGGTACATGCGGAACTCGTCGAGCGACTCGAACCGCGTCAGCACGTTGCCGGCGACGATCAGGTGCATCAGAGCCTCGGCCTTCTGCGGCCGGATCGGGCTCGTCTCGAACCGCTGGATGACGCGGTTCTCGATCGACGCGAGCGTCTTCTGGAGCTGTGCCTTCTGCTCGGGGTCGATCTGTTCCGCTTCAGCGGCGACCGGCTCCGGCATGACGTAGCGGAAGAAGGCGTTGCCCGGTGGGTAGAGCGCCATCAGCAGCTTCGCGGCCAGGTTGTTCAGGCCGTACGCGCCGAGGGATTGGTAGGGTTGAGGGAGGACCGTGGAGTTGTTGCTTCCTTCAGGCGGAAGCAACGAGGGGATGGTGAGCTTCGAGCACTCGCGCGCGATGTCGAGCGCGGTCTGCCGGTCCACCATCAGCGACGAGTAGAGCGCCGCTGCGGTGTTCTCTTTCATCGGGCCAGTAGTCCAGAGCGGCCGTAGCCGCCGCCGGCAGCGATACCCAGCCCGCCACCGCCGCTACCGCCGCCGAGGCCGCCGATGCCCAGGCCGCCACCACCGGGGACGCGGACCACAGGGCGCGGCATGTTCGGAGTCGGCACGGGCGAGCCCATGTCGATGCGAAGGGAGTTGCGGCCGGACGACTCGGCGCCGATCCCCAGGCCATCGAGGTACGGGTTCGCCATGTAGATCGGCTTCTTGTCATCCTTCGGCGCAGGCTGCGGCTTAGGGGAACTCGACATGCACATGCGCGTTACCCACGAAGGACAGAAGGAAGGGAACCGTCGGAGGCCGTCGTGGCTTCGCGGCGGAGGGTGTTCAGGCGGGCGACCAGCTCACGCTGTCCGAGCCACGCGCCGATCTCGCGATCGGTGGCATTGATCGGGGGGAGTTGGTCCGTCGCGTACAGCTCGTTCAGGAGGTCGACCAACGCGCCGCACTCGACGGCGACGCGGCGGAGATTCGCCCGATCGGCGGCGGGGTTCGTCTTCAGAGTCGGGGCCTCGAAAAAAATCCCCCAACACCGGAAGGTGTTGAGGGATCGGGGGTGGCGCGGCCTCCTCCTACGGTGTCACCCACGCGCGGGAGACGTTCGGAGGAGGCCGCCATAGAAGGCGCCCCTCGTAGCAGGGGCGTTGCAGCAGCCTGGTTCTACTTAGGTGACCCTAAATATGGGCTTGCTACCTATTCCCACGTATGACGCTAAGTCCTTGATTCCACTGGAGGCGACCAGAGGCGCGGTTTGCGGGCCTGGAAGTCCCAGTCGGAGGCTCGAAGGATGCGGGCGCAGCGGGCCTGGGCGAGCGCCTCCTCGGCGGTGAAGCCGCGGCTTTCGTAGCCGGCGAGGACGATGTGCCACATGGACCGCAGGCTCTTCGCCTGGCGCACCGCGGCGACGAAGGGGGACTCGGGGCCGATGCCGCGGCAACCGGGGTAGCCGTCGGTGGTGTCGCCGGTGAGCGCCTGCTCCATGAAGTAGCGATCGGCGTCCAGGTCGGAAATCAGACGCGGCTTCGTCTTGTCGACGCGGGGGTTGTAGAGGAGACCTGGAATGGTCTTCAGGTCCTTGTCGGCCGAGACGATGATCTTCTCGCCGGGGACCAGGGTCTTGTGCGTGGACAGGATGCCCATGCAGTCGTCCGCCTCCAGGCCCGGCCTCTGGTAGCACTCGTACCGGCCGGCGTAGAACTCCTTGACCCGCGTCAGCGTCGAGGGCCGGCGCGTCGTCAGACGCTTCTGCTTGTAGCCGGGGTACACGCCGACGCGGAAGTTGTTGACCTTGCCGGTGGTGAGGTCGATGTCGTCGGTGAGGCAGACGATGACCTTGGTGGCCTTCAGCTTGTTCGCGACGCGCTCGATGTCACGCTCGGCGACTTCGAGGGCCGCCTCCAGGTTCTCGTCGACGGTCGGCTCTGCGTCCTCGCCGTCGAAGTAGTGGACCTTCTCGGTCCCGCTCGATGCAGCGTAGGCGTAAATGTCGGCGTCGATCAGGAGGGTGCGGCTCACGGGAGCCAGTCCTGCAACGGCGTCGCGTATCCAAGCATCAGCGGATGCTTCGGGTCGAGGCTGGCCGTCAAGCCGAACACCCGAACGGGCGCGCTCGCGGCAGTCAGCATTAAGCGCACACGGCCGACGCGAGTCCGTAGAGCCTTCGGCAGCTTCGAGCGATCGCCCCAGCAGGGGACAATCAAAGACGCCGAAGTATCCTCGAAGGCCGCCCGCAGAAACTCGTCGTTGTCTGCGCCGACCGGGTCAGCGGCGCTTGTCAACTCCCGAACATCGGTAGCTCGATACGCGAACAGGTTGACCACGTCGAAGGCTCCATATCCCCACCGCTCGGAAAATCCTCGCCACTTGCGGACCGTGGCATCGTCCGTGGAGGCGTCTGCGGTACTGGGATTGACGCCAATGAAAGTGACGCTCGGACCTTCGCCCCACCGCCGATGGAGGTGGTAGCGATAGCGCCCACACGTCGAAAGAACGGCGCCGCTCACATGACCTCCTGGATCTGCGCGGGGGTGAAGTTGAAGGGCACAGCAATCAGCGGCAGGTAGTCGATCTCGTCGACGGCCGTGCGGCCGCTGACGACGCCGATGACCGTACCCTTCTCGTCGAAGAGGCCGGCGCCGGAGTCGCCCGGCCCGACGTGTGCGTCGATGATGTACCCGGCGCCCATGTCGCGCAGTTCGGTGTTGCCCATGCACGTCTTCAGGTCACACACGCCGCTGAAGTAACCCTCCCGGTACAAGTCGCGATACCAATTCGGGTTTCCCCAGTAGTGGACGCGCGTGCCGAACGTGACCGGCGCGTTGAAGTCGATCGGCGCCCAGTAGGCGAACGTCTGGTCGGTCTTCAGTAGCACATGGTCGTGCCCGTCGTTGACCGCAGCGAGCACCTTCGCCGGCTTGCCGTCCACCTTCAGGAGCTTCGTGTGGAAGCAATGCGCGGCAGAGAGGATGACGTGCGAGGTGAGGACATGCGTACCGCTGCACTCGCCGACCGTGCCCTTCGGGCCGGCGATCAGAAGAGCGGACGTGGCGTCGTGGGCGTTGGCTGCGTTGGCGGCAGGGGCGGTCATAAAGAGACACGCAACCGCCACCAGGACGAGCCCGCAAAGAGCCTCTAGCCAGATTGGAGGCGCCTTCACGGCTTCGCCCCCAGGACCTTGCGTGCGCTCGCCTTGTCGTCGTTGCAGCGGAGATTGGCGTCGTCGCCAGCGTTGCCGTGGTTGATGATGTCGCGCGTGGTAGAGAACGGATCGGCCATCAGCTCCTTCATGGAGGGATAGCGGTCTTCGATCACGGTCGGTTGGAGGAAGGCGTCAGCGTTGGGCCGCGTGTTCGTCGTATGCGTGACGCACGCTGTCAGGGATGCGCTCGCCAAGATAATCGCGAGCAACCGGATCTTCACGGGTGGCGGTGTCCAGGTTGTGCGAGACCGTGGCGCGCGCGGCGCGGATAGCCGCGTCGAACTCGGTGCGTCGGATGGCCTCGTTGGAGAGGGTTTCGTAACCGGCCGCGAGCGTCGCGACCTTGGCTTCCAGCTCGGGGACCTTGTCGGCCTGCGCCGCCAGGTGCCGGTAGGACCACATGAAGTAGCCACCGGCGCCCAGGAGCGCGAGCGCGAGGGCGAGCTGGAGGTATCGGAGGGGCGACATCACATGCTCCGCAGATCGCCAGCGGTGAGGGGCACTTCGTCGCCGACCAGACGCCGCGGCTCGATGTAGCGGGAGAAGCGCATCGCCTCCTGCTGGATCAGCCGGTACAGCGTCGCGTCGTCCATGACGTAGAGCTTCAGCCGGTACTCGGTCGTGTCGCCCATGTCGCGCTTATCGACGCGCTCGCGTTGCAGGAAGTCCGCCATCTGTTCGTGGAGTTGGCGCCGCACGCGCGACTGCGCCTCCGGCCGCATGGAGTCCTTCAGGTAGTTCGGAAGGACCGCACGGGCCTCCACGGTGTTCGCGCGCAGGGTTTCGTTCGCCTCGGGGGAGAGGAGAGGATGTTCCATGTTCACAGTTCACAGTCCTCCGACGAGGAGCCTGCCGAGTAGCAGGACGAGTTCGATGGAGAGCGCCAAGGCCGCCACTATCAGCGCGGCGAGCGCCCAGTTCAGAAGTTTGTCGAGCATGTAAACTCCGCGGGCGATGCCCGAGTGGCGGAATTGGTAGACGCAGCGGCTTTAGGTGCCGCCGGCTTTCGGTCGTGCCGGTTCGAGTCCGGCCTCGGGCATTTCCCGTACGGTGAGGCGGATCGCCATCGCTCGCTCCATCGGATCGAGCATCGACTCCAGGCGCGGCTTCAGGTCTTCCAACGCACGGGTGACGTGCGCGCGGATCTTCGGTCGCATCATCTCGACGATCTCGTCTTCTAGATTGCGCGCCGCATCGTCCACGACGAGCTGCAAGAGGTACGGAAGGCCCTTGGTTATCTCTGACGGCGATAGGGCCTTCACGAGTCCCTCCGCTTGTCCCTGGCGGTCTCGCCGACCCAGCTCACGATGCGGATCAGCTCGTCCTTCGAGAACATTCCCATCGGCACGCCGAAGAAACGGGCAGCACTCGATCGGTCCAGCGGGTACGGTTCGAGCGCCTTCGCAATTGCCACGACAACGTCGGGCGGGATCTGCGGTTGCGCCGACAGGGACATCACGTCGGCCGCGGTGAGCGATTGGATCTGGAGCTGGACCGGCCGGTTGCGGCGGAATGGATTCTTCATTCGGGCTTCTTCAGGGTCAGGGCCGCGGTCGTTGCGACACGCAGCAGGGCGCCGATGACGCCGATCACGGTAATCAGCACGCCGAAGTGGACGGGCGTCATCAGTCCCCGCAGGTTCCCCACGGCCGACTCGAAGTACGTCCAGGAGCCCGCCGCGGTGACCGCGAGGTTGAACCAGAGGGTCTTCGAGCGATACCAGGGTTTCGGAGGTGTGTTGGTCACAGCCGGCCGACTACTTCGCCGGCATATTCACGACCGCCGACGATGATCGCTCCGAGGAGCAACGCGAAGATTCCACCGACCACGAAGGGCGCGGCGACGATTTGGCGGATGCGTTGGGTTGCAGTCATGGCGTACCTCGGTAGTGGGTTGTCTTCTTCAGCAGACCGAGCGCCGCTTGCGTGTACGCGCGGCTCGGGCCTTTCGGAAGAGTTCGGTAGTGGAGCCCGAGGTAGGCTTGGGGGCCCTTCTCGCGCAACAGGGGGAGGAGTGCAGCGAGCGCGGACGCGGCGGTATCGCCGTAGCAGCGCCACTCCCAGGTCAGCCGGGTCTTCTCGTCGCCCGTGTGGTGGACGTCGACGACGCCGCCGAACTCCCGGCGGAACAGCTCCAGCACGGGCCGGTAGCTGTTGACGACGCGGACCTGGAGCGAGGAGCCGGCGATGCCGACCGATCCCTCGCCGTCGAAGAAACCGGCGAGGTATTGGAGGTCAGTGTGTCCCGGCCCAGTTGGTGCCGACGTCGTAGGAGCCGGCGAGCGGGCAGCGGAGTCCGAAGTGTTCTCCGGCTCGGACGATGGCGTCGGCAGCGGTGCGGCCGACGAGGTCTGCGATTTCAGGAAGGGTCTCCATCTGCCATTCGTCGTGGACGTTCGCCACGAAGGCGACGTTGCCGGCGAGTAGTGGGTTGGTGTTGATGTCGGCGTCGAGGATCACGAGCGCCTGCTTCATAATCACGGCGCCGCCGGATTGCAGAAGCGTGTTGAGTGCGGAGTGCTGGCCGCGGACGTGCAGCCTTCGGCCATCGAGTCCGCGCAGGTAGCCGCGCTTCTTCGCCGCCTTCTTGACGGCATCGGTGAGCTTGGCGAGCGCCGGCAGATTCTTCATCAGCCTCGCGCGGCGAGCCTTACCGAGTTGCGTCAGGTTGCGATCACGGCCGCCTGGACTGGCGTTGAACTTCGCCTTCTGCCCATCGGTCATGTCGTCGTAGACGATCTGGCCCAGCTTGTAGTCACCGGCCCCGTAGATCAGGGCGTAGATGAACGTCTTCGCGTCGTCGCGCGTGTTGAGGCCGATAGCCCTCTGGTTCAGCGTGTGCGCGTCGGTGCCGTCTTCCTTCTTGCCGTTGACGACCGCGTTCGCGTACGCGCCTCCGTCGTACGGTGCCATGTAGTGACCGAGCATTCGCAGCTCGATACCCTCGGCGTCGCAGCCGACGAGCACCTTCGGAGGTGGGGCGTAGAACAGCGCGCGCATCGACGGGTGTTTGTCCGTCTGCGCCACGTTCGGATTCGCGTGCGACATGCGGCCGGTCACGGCGCCGTTGGAGTTCACCGTGCCGTGGATGCGTCCGTCGGGGCCTACCGCCTTCAGGAAGGACGTGAGCTGGCCCACGCGCTTCTCGATGACGAAGAACTCGGCGAGCTGCTTCGCTTCCGGGTACGGGAGCGCCGACAGGATCTCGTCGTCGACCTTCGGTTTCCCCTTGGGGGTGAAGTCCTGGGGGACCCAGCCGCGGATCTTCTGGAGCCTGTCGCCGATCTGGTCGCGCGAGGCGGGGTTGAACAGCATCGTCTTCGTGACGACGTACTCCTCGCCCTTTACGCGGCCCAGCTTCTTGTTGTTGACCTTCGCGATCGCACGCTTGGTCACCACTTCCCACGGTGGGAAGAGGTCCTGCAACGTCTTCTCCAGGGCGTACTGCTGCTTCTGGAGGTCGTTCAGTAGGGCTTCGGCGGCCGGCACGTCGAACGCGAAGCCGTTGCGTTCCTGTTGCGCGATGATGCGCGCGACGCGCATCTCCAGCTCCAGGCACTCCGGCGAGTAGTTCTTCGACTCGATCTTCTCCAGCCACGAGAGCAACGTCTCGCAGTCCTGGCCGCAGTAGTCGTCCATCTCCCGGAGGAACGGAACGGTCGCCCAGGTGTAACCGAAGTCCTTGGGATCGAAGTCGCCCTTGTGGTTACCGAGGCGGTAGCCCCAGGCTTCCACGGAGTTGCGACCGATCAGGCCCGCGGCCTGGTACTCCGGTGGCAGATCGCCCTTGCGTAGTGCGCCGAAGTCGCGGTCCTTCAGGTCCGTCCAGATGACGGCCGACGCCACGCGCGCATCGAAGTGGTACTTCGAGACGAAGCCGTGCAGCTTGTCGAGGACCGGCTCGTCGTACTTGATGCCGTTGGCGGAGTAGACGACGTCAGCGTTCGCGAGGAGCGCGACGCCGTCGGCGATCGTGCCGTCCGATCGGACCAACGAACCGTCGTGGTAGGTCTCGTAGTCGGTGAACCGCAGACGCTTGCCGGTGTCCCGGTCGATCATGCGGATAACGTGGACCGTGGTGACTTCGTCGAGGAATCCGTTGGTCTCGGCGTCGAAGATCAGACGGCGGAACGGATCAGCCATCGTGACCTCCTAGTTGTTGGTGCGTTCGGGCCTGCGCTTGGCAGGCACTCCCCCGATACACTCGGGCCGCTGACCTACGGGGGCATAAGCGGACTAATGCGTGTCTAACCACGCCGCCGAACGCGAAAGTAATCAACCGATCAGATTGCGGAACCGGTCGGCGACACGCTTGGCGCGCGCGGCTTCGTCCATCGAGTCGGCGGCCAGGTTGGCGAGGTGCGAGATCTTCGCGTCGAGCTTGGCGGCCTGCTTCTCGTGGGCCGCGGAGGCGCGCTCCAGGCGCTCGATGCCGTCCTGCATCTGACCGACGATCGCGTCGACCGAGGCCAGGGCAGAAACGAACTTGTGCAGCAAGGTGGTGACGATGTTCATAGACGGCCCTCCTCGGGGCGATTGGAGTTGAAGAACTCGGGCGGCGGGAAGTCGTCGCCTTCAGGGAACGTCTCGTAGAACACCCGCAGCATCACGAGGTTCGCGAGGTAGTGGCCGACGTGCGGAAGCAACGATTCGTCGTCGGCGTGTTCGTCGAGGTACAGGACCTTGACGGCATGGCGCCCGGCACACGCGAGCGGAATGGACCAGGCCATGCCCTTCGCCCAGTTCCATGCGGCGTACTTCTTCTTGCCGTACTCGAACACGCGGGCGCAGTCGACCCAGTAGCCGCGGACGTAGGCGATCGCTGCATCCAGGTAGTCGACGTTCGCCGTGCGTTGGTACTTGCCGAGCATCGACAGCGATTCGCCGAGCGCGTGCGGGTCGCCGCCGCCAGGGAGGAAGCTCCGCGCGATGATGTCCAGCGGGATCAGCGAGAAGTCGGGCTTGCCGTCGTTGTAGCGGGCGCCGGAGCCGCGCTCCGACGAGTTGACGTCACCGACCGCCATCGGTCGATTCCGGGTTGAACATCGAGTGGATCTCCTCGTTCGAGAACAGGACCCACAGCGGGTCACCGGGGCGGAACTTCCGCTCCTGGTGACGGGCTGCGAGGCGGCGCTCGATCAGCGCCAGGGTTGGGTCAAAACGGGGTGTCGTCGCCGCCGGTTTCGTCATGGAAGGGACCGTCGTTAAGCTCGCACTCGACGAGCCGGCCGGTCGACTTCTGGTACTGCAATCCCACGACGAGACCATTCGCGTCGCCGGTGAAGCGGTCCTTCAGCACGCGCAACTTCCGCGGCGAGTCGACCTTCTGCTTGTCGCCTTCGAGCGCAAAGATGAAGTGGGACCAATACGCGATCGCTCGCGAGCCTCGGAGGTGACGCTCCAGCACACGCCCGCCCTCCTCGTGCGATCGCCCTTCGGGCGTCGAGAGGTGCGAGATGTAGTAGAGGGTGGAGTCCAGCTCGATCATCAGAGCGGACAGCTCGGCCATCATTTTGTCGATCGCCTTACGCTCGTCGTCGCCCATCGTCGCCGCGAGTGCGGTGAGGTGGTCTAGGAAGAAGTCGCGTACGCC